GTTTCTACATTATCAGGTGCGTCCCACTCTCTAGTTGCCCAACTTATATACTTCTTAGTCACCATATCTTTGATGGAGATAGATAGCATTTCTTCTGCTGCTTCTTCTACATTTGGGAATCCGTTCTCACATTGAACCTCAATGTCCAATGCATATATTCTCATCTGATCAATATTGTAATCTACATCGTTGGGAAATTCTCTACGAATATATTGATAGACAAATCTTTCGTAACCATGGACTTCAAAGTTTTCAACCGAATCATATTGTTTGATAAAATCTCTTGCTTCTCTTGCTGTCTGGAACTGTATAGGTGCTACAGGTCTACCATCCAATGTGGTACACTTCTCTTTGTTTCTTGATAGAGTATACAAGGTTGGTGAGAAGTTAGCACGATACTGAACTGGTTCACCATCCTCGTATCCTCTGTACAGGATTGTATCTCCTGCCAGTTGAATGTTCGTATAAAAAGAACTCATTATAATTTGTTGTAGATTTCTACAAGTTTTTCACTTGGTTCTAGTATAGTAAAGATTACGTCACTTGTCAAGAACAAGTCACGCTGAGAAGAGTATGGAGGGAAAGGAACTATATCCTCTTCACCTCTAACTTCATAACAGTTCTCTATCAGAATCGACGGTTCCTCGTCCAGTTCCGTTATCTTCCCCAGAAGAAACTCGTTGCGCTCCTTGAGGAGGATCAAACGAAGCTCCTGTTGCATCATTTCCTCTTCCACTTTCTGCCTCCATAATTTTGTTGTACTTTTCTTCTACCTCAGGGTAGGTTTCGTACGCACTGACAACTTCTTCAAGTTTCATCATAATGCTACGATCTTTTGATAGGGGTGCCCAAGGTTCAAAACGAATCTCTGGGTTACTCTTCTTAGTTATAACTTCACCAGAATCATTTTCTGATAACAACTTTGGTTCTGGTGTTTCTAACCATACGTTGTATGGGAAACGCAACTGAAAAGCAACTGCTTCATCAGGTTTCTCTTTGGTTGTTACTTCAAATAAATCTGCAATGATGTCTTCACCGTTTCTTGTTCTTACGATTCTTATGCTCATAGATTGAATAGGAACTCTTCTATTATACCATAAAAAAAGAGGGTGTCAAGCACCCTCTACCAATGCAGAACACGGTGGTTCTGTTCTGTGATAGTTAACATGTAATCCTTCAATGAGAATGAAAGAACCTACTATGAGTAGATTTAAGACAGTTAAAGGATGAGTTAAGTATTTCAAAGCAATAAAGAAACCTTTACATCATACTATATCATAAACTTTTCTCTTTTGATGTTCTGGGATTACCTTTTGTAACTCTATTGTTAGCATTCCATTAACAAAGGTTACTTCTCCGATCTCTACATCATCTGATAGGTTGAATCCTCTAGCAAAAGATCTTGCTGCTACACCTTGATGTACATAATCAGTAGTGTCTGTTTTCTCTTGATCCTTAGATTTAATCAGTATCACGTTCTGTTCAGTTGATACTTCTATGTCATCTTTAGACCATCCTGCTAGTGCTAGTTCTAGTCTCCATTTCTCTGCGGACTCTTTGACAATATTATATGGAGGGTATTGTCCTTTTGGTGTTCCTGTACCATATGCATAGAATCTCTCGAATAGATCATCGAATCCGATACTATATCTGTTTGCTGCATTAAAAATTGCATCGACATCCTTAGATGTCCAACGTGTTAAGTTAGTCATAGTTCTCCTTTAATAAGCGAGTGTTTAGTTTTTGTACCCGAAGCGTACACTTATATTTAACCATAATCTTATCTTAATGAAAATGGTACACACCGAACACTAATGTAGAGAATGCAGAACCTATATAGTTGTACATCATAGTGTGTAAACATGAAGAAATTATTAGCTATATTATTGTTGGCAGGAGTAAGTTCTCCCGCTATGGCAAACCTATCTATTAGGCATCAGTCCAGTCTACAGCATACAGTAGACGCTCAACAGGCAACATATTCAAGAATGGGTAACTCTTACTCTATATCTGGAACTAATGTTACGACAACTCATACACCCGCAGGTGATGGTGCGTCAGCAGTGACAAATGGTATTGGAATCAACAGTTATTCCACCACAACAGGTGTTGGAACAATAGGTTCTATCACAGGAACTCAGTCAGGATCAGGTAGTTTCTCCTTCTCTCAGTCATTCACTCAGGGTGACATAGCAGGAACTAGTTCTGAATACTCAGACTTCGGTAGTGTATCAATCACATCTGCAGGAACTCAAAACAGTTCTACTAATGCACCAGGTACTATAACTAATGCTCACGCGATCACCTTAACAGGTACTGGTAACATAGGTACTGCTACAACAGGTCAGTTCGTAACTGAGGTTACTGCATTCTAGGCATGTTGAGAAAGGGTATACATATAGTAGCACTAGGTGTACTTGCTAGTACACCAGTATATGCTGTGCCCGTGGTCCCGAATTTTACACAAGGCTCGATGACCTCCAACACCCAGACGACTTCTAAGGTGACGGAGACAATTAATTCGATGGATTACAATACTGGGTATCAATTTTCGGTAACGGGGTCAGGGGTAACCGCTAGTGGTAATCTCTCACCTACTACTACTGATGCTAACGTGACTATTAACGGAGTGACTTCGACATGGACTGGGATCGACACCAAACCAACATTCGTACAGACAACACCAGGAGCAGCGTTTCAGTTTACAGAGACGTATCAAGCCCCAGGTCTTTCCAATCACACAATAATACAAAGAGTAACAGAGGTAACAAGCGTAACAGACACAACAAGTATTTTCTCTCAATAGTCTTATGTTTGTCTCAACTTGCTAACGTCCCTACAGTTAGAGCAAGTGACGTAGGTGGTGTATCTGCTACTGCTAGTCCCATCGCGAATAGTAGTGGGTCAGTTACCAACCAGGCAATACAAGTTTTACAAGGTCCGTATATAACAAACACATATGGTAATGGGATACAGTGTCAAGGTCCTACCATGAACGTAACTCCATATGCCACTTTCACAGCATCAGCACAAAAACCGTACGAAGCGTGGTGGGATTCGCCAGTGTACAACATGATTGACGCTAATGATGATGGTGTACCAGACAATCCTGGTGAAATTTTATACTTCACTCCAAACCGTACAGGGCAGAAAGATAACTATAACGTAGGTCTAGGTATTAGTGCTACATGGTCTAAACCATTAGACAAAGAACTACAGCAACAATGTAAAGATGCTGCATCTGCAAATATCGCATTGATGCAACAAGCACATGCTAATAAAAGACTTGACTTTGAAATAGCCAGATTGAAAAATTGCGGAGAATTGTTAAAGCAAGGTATATCCTTCCATCCAAACTCTCCTTACTATGCTATATGTGCTGACGTTATGGTCAATGGTAAGAACGTTATCACTCCTCATGTACACGATATACAACCTACTTCTTTTTCGACTTCTTCGGAATCTTTAACGGATCTAACCCTTTCGATTGGCGATATTGATTAGTCCTTATCTCTGACCTAGACAACTCACGATGCTTTCCAAGTTTCTTTTGGACTGCAGTCGTGATTTTTTTTATGATTGGTTTGATTGCTCTTAGTAATAATGGTGTCGCTGCTGCTCCTGCTGTTGCGACTACTGCTATTGCTACGGTAGTGGTCACTTGATTTGGTGAAGGTAGGTACTTATCAGTAACAGAGGTTGCCTCATATAATGTCACACAGGTTTTACCGTCAGGACTAAGTTCGTGACCTATAACTTTCTCATCACCTGATTGTGTTAAGTCACCAACTCTTAGTTGTGCAGGACCTGGACATTGAACTTCACCACCTACGTCACCAGTATCAGGAACCTCAGGTGGTTCAACTTCTGGTGGAGGATCTACCACAGGTGGGGGTGCTTCTCTTGTGATTATTAATTGCTCTGGTTCATAGTTCATTGCATCATAAGAAGGAACCCCTGCATCGCAATAAACTACGACACCATCGGGGTCATCCTTCTCTAGATTTTTATTCTTCATTATACTGTTACTGTTCTGTTCATGTGCTTCTACACATCCAGGTATATCAATAACAGGAACCCCTATCATATCAGGACTTGCTACAGGTCCATAGATAGGGATTGCTTGAGGGGGATTATCAGTCAACCATGATGGTGGAGTGAAAATCGTTGTTGTTCTAATCGTAGGAACGTTACCACCATGTATCACTATAGTGGGGATAGTCATTAGCAGTCCTTGCTCATGTCTTCTGCCATATTGCCACCGATCTCAGCACCTTGGTTACCACCAAACATTGCTACCCAACCTGCAGCAACCCAACCAACAAAGGGAATAGAGGAAAGAGTAGGAGCAGCAGCAGCACCAATACTAGTCCCAACAACTCTCCCAGTTCCTTCTCCCGATCCTACTGCTTTGATACATGCGATTCTTTGAGCACTTATCTCTGCTGCTTGACCTTGAGTCAAACCTGGTGGATTGTCTATCCAAGATCTGTTGTTAGATACAGGACCTCCTTGGTTGATCTGACCATCCATAAAGTATTCTTCTACTACCTTAGTAGTTTCATTTGCTAGTCCTAAGAAACCACCCTTCTCTTTAATATCTTTAGTGATATATGCTGTCTTGGGATCATTTGCTGAGTATGATATAGCATATCCTTCGTCTGATACACTCACTTTATATGATGTGTAAGGACCTACAGGTAAATCCACTGATGGTAGTGGTGCTTCTTTTTCTCTTGTAGCAATATATCCTATCATACCAAGGTGTGAGACAGCGAATAGACTGCCTACTACACCAAATGATATCCACTTCCACTTATTCATGGCATTGGTGGGGTGAAACTATTGCCTATTGCTTCTGGTTTACTAGTAGGTGGTGACTGTGCAGGACCTGTTAGTTTAGGCATTGATCCACCTAACATATCTGGAACTGCATCACCTACAGCATTCATAACCTTTGATTGGATTCCTTCTACGATGGCATCCTTTTGTGTATATAGATATATACCACCGCCAACAACGGTAAGAGATACAACGCTAGACGCAATAGCAAGTACATTGATAATTTTTTGCATGATGTTTATTTGTCAGGGACGATTTTAACAGGACCTGATTCGATCCTTATTGTTTGTGCAGGTGCAGTTTCTGATGCCTTAGCAATAAGAAACTCCATATCCTTTTTGGATATGTTTGCATCTCCACTGCCATCACCTTTCTTTTTCTTACCTGCTGCTTGGACGCCAAAAGTAGCTAGCGTGCCTGTGAACACCGAAGCTATGAAAGTTGGATCCAGTTTTTGTTCTGGTATTTTAAATGACTCTGGTAACTTAACGTATGCCAAAGTTAAAATTCCTGCTGACCACACTAACACTGACAACCTCACGAAAGTAGAGAGGATTGCAAGTTGCTCGTCTTTGTCCTCAGCAGCATCTTTTAGTTTACCGATTAAACCTTTTGGTTTCTCTTCGATCTTTTTTGTTTCTGCCATAATTTTAGTGCTCTACATTATTATCTATACAATAAAGATTTCCGCTTATTGAGATGCGTGTATTGTCTGTTGTATAGAATGGATTGACTCCATGGTTGAGTCTAGCGGGAAAGAATGCTATCTTCCATTCCCAAGATTTATCTATATGTAAGTATCTTGTATCTAGTCCTCCTAATGCTGTATTATACTGAAACATAAAAGATGCAGTTTCATTTTCATTTGCAACATATCGTGCTCTCTCTTTTTCTAAATCATATGGTATTTGAACCCAGATTACAAAGGAGAATATTCCACTGTGTATATGTAGAGGATTGAAATCATATTTCTTTTGATAGTTTACCCATAGTCTTTGTAGTTTAAAATCAGATGTTTGAATATCTCTCATGGTCTCTGCTACACCCATAGCAGGTTGAAAACCAAACTGTTTGATGTATTCGTATGAAAGACAACGAGTGAATGCACTAATCTCTTTAGTCAAAGGTAAAGTCCACTCTTCTTGTAAGTGACCCCTTAGACTTGTCCTAGCATCTGTGTCAGAG